CCGATGAAGCACTCAAAGGTTTTTACGTGGAAAAGGATGGTAAGTACCATCTGGACGTGACCGGAATTGAAGACACCAACCAGATGCGCATTGAACTGGCGACAGTCAAGCGTGAAGCTGCTGAAAGACGCAAGGCGGCGAAAGAGATGGAAGAGCGGTTCGCTGGTATTGACCCGGAAAAGGTCAGGACGATGATGGCGAAACTCGACCAGGATGGGGAAGCAAAGCTCCTGGCCGAAGGCAAAATTGAAGAGGTCGTGAACAATCGCACTGAAAAGCTGCGAGCCGATCTGCAAAAGCAGTTGGACGAAGCGCACAGCAAGACGACATCCGCTGAAGCGCGAGTCAAGCAATACAGCCAACGCGTGCTGGATGATCGTATCCGGGATGCGGTGATGGGCAAGGTTCACACCAGTGCCATCAAGTCCGGCGATGTATTGCGGGCGGCGCGTGAACTGTTTGTGTTGGACGAACACGGCGATGCGGTGCAGCTTGACGCTGCCGGTAAGCCGGTGCTGGGTAAGGACGGGAAAACCCCGTTCAGCCCGGCAGAGTGGATTGAAAGCATGACCGAAATCGCACCGCATTGGTTCCCGGCCTCGTCAAGCGGCGGCGGTGCGGCTGGTAGCGGTAGTGGTAGTGGTACGAGCAAGGCTGCTTTGATGCAGATGCCCGCCAAAGAACGCATGGAATTAGGTCGTAAAAGAGCATAGCGCCACCAAAAGGTATCTGGTAGTATATAGTTTCACCCTATCACCCGGTAACGCTCTCACGGAGAGCCACGGTAGTTTGTCCAAGTGGACTTAAGATTTTCTTTCGTTTACTTTATAAGGACAAACTATCATGGCTCTAACCCTCATTGAAGCCGCCAAGCTTGAAACTGGCGACGTTTACCGCTCCGGTGTCATCGAACTGTACGCAGGTTCGTCTGACATACTCATGGCTCTCCCGTTTGAAAACATCACCGGCGGCTCTCTTGCATACAATCGTGAAACTGCACTGCCCGGCATCGGCTTTCGCGGTGTAAACGAATCCTACACCCCTTCGACAGGCATTCTGAATCCGCTGACCGAAGTTCTGGTAATTGCTGGTGGCGAATTGGACGTTGACAAGTTCATCGTGCAGACTCGCGGCATGGCACAGCGCACTACACAGGAAGCCGCAAAAATCCGCAACTTGTCCTTGACCTGGACTCGCAAGTTCATCAAGGGCGACAGCTTGTCTGACCCGCGAGAGTTTGACGGCTTGCAAGTTCGCACTACCGGCAACCAGATTATCAGCGCCGGTTCTACCGCAAACGGTGCAGCCTTGTCGCTGGCTGTGATGGATGAAGCAATTGACCAGACACTGAACCCTACCCACATTGTTATGAGCAAGGCGATGGCGCGCAAATTCTCCGCCGCCGCCCGAACCACTGCGGTGTCTGGATATGTAACGTATGATGTTGACCAGCTTGGTCGCCGCGTCATGCAGTACAACGGTCTGCCTATCTTGACTGTTGACCTTGATGGTTCTGGTACAGCAATCCTGCCGTTTACCGAAGCAGCCGCATCCGGCACTGATACCGCGACCTCGATTTATATCGTGGGCATGGGTTCTGACAGCCTGACCGGTATTCAGAACGGCGGCATCATGGTTGACGATCTTGGCATCCTGCAAACCGCCCCAATCTACCGCACGCGCTTGGAATGGTACTGCGGTATCGCAGCGTTCAACGGGCGATCCATCACCCGTATCAACCACATTGGCGACCTCGCCATTGTCGCTTAAGGAGAACTGAATCATGGCTAATCAATACTCGCAATTCACCTACGATGCAGCAACCAGTCTGAAAGCGGCTGGCCTCTTGGCTGCATCTGCGGATGGTTCCATTCTGGACCTGGGCGCAGGTCTGGTGGATGGTTATCTGGTAATCGATTTGTCGGCTTGCGAAGTTGCAACCGGCGATGAAATCTACACCGTGTCGCTGGAGGGCTCAAACGTGGCGGCAATGTCGTCCGGTTCGGTCTGTCTTGCCAAGAAGGTATTCGGCAATCTGGTTGTGCCGATGGATGCCGCGCTGTCCGCTGCCGGTCGTTATGTTGTTCCCTTCCGCAACGAAGAGGGCGGCACGATCTACCGTTATGTCCGCCTGTCCACGCTGATCGCTGGCACGGTTGATACCGGCATTAACTTTTCCGCATTTGTCGCAGCGGAGAATTAATCATGACCCGCTCCATTGAAGTATACACAGCGGTTAATGCAAATGTGCGCGCGGTCGGCACTATTGACCTTGACGCACAGGCATTGGCAACCGACAACGGTGCTGTTCCCGGTGCTGTGGCTGCCTATGTGGTGGCTACTGAAACTGGCGACAGCCTTATCCACAAAACAGTCCTGACATGTACCGCATTGCCTTTGTCTGTTGCCGATGATGCAGGTATTGCGCAATACGGCGGTGTAAAGGTTTATGAATTCCCGCTTGGTTTGATTTTTACCGCTGCTGCAAAAATGAGCGGAAATCTGACTCTGGGTGCGACAGGAACATTCATTGATGCTTTTACTGGCAAAAATGCACTCGGTTCGGTGGTCGCCACTACTGGTGCTACGTTGGTGGCAGGTGAAGCGACGTGGTTGCAGGAAACCGCAAACGCTACAGCCGCAGCAAAGGTTGCTGCAATCAGCTCAGTCAGCATTGCAACGCCGCTAACCGAGACGGCATCAAGGGTGTTTGATGGTCGCACTACAGCCGCTCCAATGTTCCTCAATTTTGCAATTGCGGACGATGTAACGCACACGGCGGGAACGGGCACCTTCACCGGCACGATTGAATTCGCTTGGATGAAGGTATAAAAATCCGAGGCGGTGAAATCCCGCCTCACCTAATTTAGAGGAGCATTTGATGGCTATTGTTTACAATGCGCAAGGTGAAGCGAAGACGCTGGATGCTTGCGATGCCCGCGAGCATATCGCGACGGGCCGCTGGTTTGCTGAAGCGCCAGCCGTCAATGAGGTTTTCGGAGATGGTTCTGGCGAAGCATTGCCAGAGATTGCTGATGTTCCGGTAGAAGCCGAAGCTCATGCCGTTAATGCGCCGCGCCGTGGACGTCCGGCTAAATCGTAATGAGTACGCACATTCAGCGCATCATTATCCGGCGCAAGTAAGATATGTCCTTGGTCGTCGAAACAGGTGAAGGTCTGGCAACAGCAGAATCGTACTGTTCGGTAGCTGACGCTACCACATATCACGCTAATCTTGGTAATGCGGCATGGGCTGCTTTGACGAGCGACACCATCCGCGAGCAATGCTTGCGCAAAGCGACGATATATCTCGAAGGCCGGTACAGATCACGCTGGAAAGGGTATCGCAACACCGCAACTCAAGCCCTTTCATGGCCGCGTGCGTTCGTTTACCTTGAACCGTTCTACCTCGGTGCGGTAGGTTCGTACCCGTATCTGGTGGCATCTAATGTCGTGCCGGTTGAAGTCAAGAATGCCTGCGCGAGCTTGGCACTCCGCGCAGCAACGGTGACACTTATGGCCGACGAAAGCCGCACAGCGAGCAGCGAGACGGTCGGCCCAATCAGCATAACGTATGACGCATACAGCGGGCAAGCGGTGCGGTACAAGGAAATTGACACCATGTTGCACCCTTATATGAAGAGCGGTGGCGGGCAAGTGCCGATGGTGAGAGCATGACTTTCAACTACGCCAAAACCGCAGCCACCGCCTTATCCCTGCTGACCAAGTTTGGCGCAGATGTGACGGTGACGCGGGTCACGACCGGGACGTATGATCCTGCCACCGGGACGAATGCGGTGACAACCAGCACAGCAACGGTCAAAGGCGTGGTGTTGGATTTCGGTGCTGGGGTATCGATGGTTGGCGGCAATACGGTGACTGCTGGCGATAAACGACTGGTGCTGGAAGCCGCCGCCGCACCAGACATGAACGACCGCTTCATGGCGAATGGCAAAACGTATGCGCCGGTGAGCATCGGCGAAGTGAATCCGGCAGGCGTCACCGTTTTTTTTGACTTGCATGTAAGGAGCAATTGAGATGAGCAACCCAAAAGGCATCAACCAGT